TTGTTCACTCTATAACCTTGAGGAACCATACCCATAGATACGATTGCATTAATATCATTGTCAGCTGTTCCAGTTCTGCCTTGAGACTTCATAAGTCTTTCAGCTGTGAACTGAAGCTCAGAAGGGATTATCATTTTTAATCCTCTTGCTGCAACTCTTAGACCTCTCTCATCAGTCATTTGAGCGATGTCAATCATTGACTGCTCTAATGACGTTTCGTTAAGATCCGCCTGCGTACTTAATGTATTCTTGAAAGAACCACTAATCGTAGGGTGAGATGTGTTAAACAAGCTAACGCCATCACCTGAATCGAAGTTATCAGTTGATGGTAAACCTTGAATTAAAGGTTCTACCGCTTTTACTTGTTTCGCATTACTCATAGATCTTGCTAAAGCTTTTGTATATCTAGACGCAAGTCTGTCATACAAGTTATCCTCAATCGCTTCTTCAGTGATTGCGAACGCTAAAGCTACTGTCTCGTGAGAGTATCTAGCAGTGAAAGTTTCTTGAGCATCATCAAATGATACACCAGCACCTTCACCTTTTACTTGTGCGTTTCCAAAGCCAGACAACATAACTTCTTCTTCAAAAGCTCTGTCAGATGACTCTGTAGTATAAATCTCAGCATGCTGATTTTCATACCTTTTGTACTCCAGGCCAAATAAAGCATTTAAACCTGGCTCTAGTTCTTTAACTAGTTGTGATCGTGATATAGCCATAATTTATTACTCCTTATATGCCTGTTGCTAATGATCCAACAGTGTATTGGTGTAAATTCACCTTTACTACTAATGAACAGTTAGCAGACGTTTGTTCTTGGTTTTCAGGATCTTCTGCTACTCTAACTACTCTCAATTGTTTAGCAGTTGTTGCTGCTGTTGAGATTCCTAATTGAATAGAAGATTTTCCTGTTGTTGTACTACCTGCTGCAGCAGTTGTTGCATAAGTTAAACCAATTTTTGATTTTCTTAGCGCCAACGTACCACCTAAGCTAGCGTCTGATGCAATGATGTACTCTTGAAAAGGGTCATCATTTACAAACGCTGTGATGTCTTCACTATTTGCAGGAGTTGTAGCTGCTGGATAGAAATTACTAAAAGTTGGTTTTAGTGTTGTAGCATCTGTAAATGTTACACCATTTAAAACACCAACCATAGTAGTTCCTGCCGCTGCAGTTACAATGTATCCACCAGTAGAAGTTGATAAATCAACTACCACAGGCTCTCCATTGAAAATAGCGTTAGATTCACCAGCGTCGATTTCGTATTTAGATTGACCTTGAATAGAAGGCGTGTTGCCTGCTCTCATAGCCGCTTTAAGTCCGAAACCTTGTGTGTTTCTATTTGCCATAGTTACGTCTCCTTATGTACCTGCCCCGAAGGGCCTCCAGTACGGGTTTATTTAGAATTCAGTGATTGAAAAAATTATTTTTTCGTACCACCGAAGGTTACACGAGACTGCCTATCAACATTGATTGGCATCCTCTGGTCTTGCTCCTTAAGAAGATCGTTTGCTACTGCTTCGTTTTGATCTTTATGACGTCCGGCCATATAATCTTGTCTCTGCTGCGCGATCTCGACAGGTACCTTTGCAAGTAAAAGGCCACCAACCCCGATCACTCCCTTGTATTTACCTTCATCAAGTACAGGGTAGTCAGATGAGTTTTCGACTTCTTCAGCCCTCACTAATTCGTAACCTTGTCTAATACGTCCGGTTATGTTCTTAGTGTCCTGAAAGCCTACGCTCTCTGCTCTAATCCATCTATACCTGAATCCATCAGGTGCAGGGGGTGCATCTAAAGATGACGGTGGAACCCAGACTTTTGGTCTTTCAGTTTTAGACCTATCTTGGTTCGCACGAGAAGTTTTGTTATCTTTTTCCATTTTACGCTCCTTCCGTGATTTTTATTTGTTTTGCGTATTCTTCAAGTGGCACTCCTAATTTTTTCGCGATTGCGACTTGTGATGAAGTGAGTCTCACAGTTTTCCTATTAGATCGTGTATTAGAACGATTAACAGAAGCAACATTTTGCGTCGGTTTAGACGTTTGTGATTCCTTTTTATCAAATTTATGTGGAAATTCAAGTCTAATTCTTTTATCAACTTCCGCATAATATTCATCAGTTTGGGGATCAAAACCCTCCCTTTCAGTCAAATCCTTGTGAATTTCAAAGGCAGTATAAGTCATAGCTCTGTCTTTACCAAACCATGAATTATTTGTAGCCCATTCTTCCGCTCTTGGATCTGGTGCCGGTGAGGTTTTTTGTGCACTTTCAGAAAGAGGATCTGCATCCGATAACCTTGGTGCAGGCTCTTCTTTAGTTGTTGTTTGTTGCTCTTTAAGAGCATTAAGTCTAGCTTCATCAATTGATAAAGCAGCTATTTTTTTATTCGCTTCAATCTGAGCAGTAGCGTCTGAATTTTCAATTGCAGAAGCTAACTCTTTTTGAGCAGAATCTAAACCAGCTTTGACTCTAGTTTCAAACTGTTTAACATAATCTTCATTTACTTTTGAAAATTTTGTTTCTACAGTTTTTCTTTTTTCTTCGACAGCTTTTGCATAATCAAGAGCAGCTTTTTCTCTTCGTTCTGCTTCTCGCATTTTACGAGTAAGTTTTGCAATTCTAGCTTGAACTCCTTTACTATACTCTTCTAGCTTGTCGTCTTCTTTCCCCTCTTTTTTTTCTACTTCACCACCTTCTTCTAATGTTTCTTTTGTTTCTTGTTCCGTTGTTTCTTCTTTCGGCGTTTCGGTTTCTACAACCGACTCGTCTTTTTCTTCTTCAATGTCTACCTCTGCATCAGGACCTGATGTATCGATGGGTACCATTTTATTATCTTCGTCTGGCATAGTTACTCCTTCCTATGTTAAAACTCATGCAAGATGTCCTCTGGACTATCAATTGTTGCTAACACTTCATCGTCGTTTAGCAGACGCATTTCCCCACCATCTATTTTGATTCGGCTACC